ACGGACATCTGGAGGTTCTTCATGTAGTTCTCCAGAACCGCACGGAAGTGCTGGTCTTGTTGCATGGCCTGTTGAGCCTTCGGGTTCTTGCTCATGATGTCTTGCAGGTACTGCATCTTGGTAGCCGCAGACGGGTCGTTCTCGACATAGTTGGCTTCGTTACCAAGCATCATCAAGCCTAGGTCAGACTGAATCTCCTTGTACAGCAACTGAGAGGCTGTGCCTGTGTTGATGATGAGTTCCTTGGCCTTATCGGGGTCGATAGCCTCGATAGCCGCCTTGACCAACTTGTTCTTGTCGATGACACCGCCAGCATCCAGAGGCAGGACGAACTGCGTGATAGCCTTGAGTTTCTCGATGACGAAGTTTGTATCGAGTTCACGCACATCGTACTTGACTTGGAAGTCGAACATATTGCTCACGCTCGACATATTCTGAGGAAGGGGCTTACCCGTGATGGCCTCGATTTCTTCGGGTTGCATATACTGCAACATCAGAGAGAACACCATAGCGAAGGACTCGCTCCAGACATCAAGCCAGTTGTTGATGATGAACTGCTGGGTCGTCTGCGTCTTCTGAGGCATGATGTTCGGATGCGGGAGTCCGAAGTACGAAGCGTGGTTCATTTCGACTCTGTCGATGAGGTTGAACGCTGTGCCAGCATCGCCCGTGGGAGTGGGCATGAAACGATAGTCGTCTGCACTCGTAACAGGCAGATGTACCCCCGGAGCAATCTTATTTATACCACCAAGTCGCTTCTTAACAAGAATAGGTGGCAGAGTGGTGAACGCTGTTCGGTCTCTGATGGCATCGTGCTGTGCCTTGATTTCTTCTTGGTCGGTCTGAGCAATTTCTGGAACTCCTCTGGACTCCATAATCGCTCTACGAGTGCGTTCTCTTCTATAGATAACGAAAGGATATTTGTTATGTGCATATCCCAGAAGTCCGTGGGAGGCGTAGTCTTCGCTACCCGCTTGAGGACAGAAGATGGTCTGGTAGATACCTTGGATTCCGTTTTCATCGATGAGGCGTGAGTAGGCATAGACGAGTTCAATGAGGTTGTCTTGTCTGCTGACTTGATAGTTAATCAAGGCGGCGGCAGGAAGGAGATTAGGGTCGTTGAACTGAGATTGCATACCCATGCAGTTCACGGCTTGCTGGACGAACTCATCAGACCACTCTTCGATAGCCGCCATAGCACGGAGTTCGACTTCGGTGACATAGGTTCTGCGGAAGACGACTCTGGCTTTCTGAATCTCGATGGTTTCGGGCGGGAACGAGATTTCATCATACGGCTTGAGGGCAACGATGAGGGGCTGGTTCTTGGCGATGAAAGTTTCGGGAATCTTGGCGTTGCCTTCTGTTCTGAGTTCACGGACAGCCTTCTTGACATCCTTCGGGTTCACGGACTTCAGATACTGCATGATTAAGTCCACAGCATAGTCTTCCTGCTCTGGGGACATGATAGCGGCTGGCAAATCCTTGATTGCCGCTTCGGGGTTCATCTGAACGGCCTTCTCAACCATAGCAACGATGTCTTCCATCTGGAGCGTCTGGAATCTAGTTCCCATTTCCTGCTCCCAGATGACATGGACACCAGCCCAGCCGTACTGCGTACCATATTGAGCGAGGAGTTCAGCCTCCTTACGAACCTCAGAACGGATGCGTGACTCAAGAAGCCAAGACATCAGCACATTAGCGGTGGCAGAGTTTTCGGAATCAGAGAATTCAGTACCCTTGACCTTAATCTGACAGCGGTCAAAGGTCGTAACCATCATCGACACGAGGTCATTAATAGTGCGGTCAACAAGGCGGCATCGCACATCAGACGCTCCTTCAAACGGGAAAGCCCCGTCTCCATTCATGCGGTTTTCGCTGTGCTTCTTGCCGTCATCTGTCTGTCCAGCCCAGCGAGCGAGGCGAATATCGTCATTTTCAGCGATGTTAGCGGTGTTGCCACCATTCTGCGTTGAACGCTGGTATTCAGAGTAAAGATACGGGATATTCGGGGTTTCGCTGGCAAAAACCAGTTCGTCCTCGTTGTTTTTATAGGATTTCATTTAGAATTTTAAGTAAATCATCACGGAAGTACCGCTTGTGACCACCCTTGGTGGTAAAGGTTCGTACTTGACCCCTATTGGCAAGGGACTCAAGCCTTTTTCGTCCGAAACCAGTAAATAGCATCGCTTTCTGACGAGACAAGAGTGCAGGGAAGAAGATTTCCATCAGTAACTTCCTCCACCCCATGATTGCATTGAGTCCCCACCTTGGTAGATTGGATTCATAACCATCAAGTATCGGAGGCAGTCGATAGGGTCTTTGGTTGCCCCCTTTTCCCCGTCTGCTCCAGTCCACTCCTTCAAGCAATATATTAGGTTTTGACATGATTCGCTTACATAAAGTTTTGGTTTGTTCAATGGGCTTATTTCCAGATTCATATCGTAGGAGAAGCCGTCATTGATTAAAGCGACCCCTTGTTCGATGCGGATGCCAGCCGCTGGCTGGAAGTGCATAGGAGTTTCCCCGTCATCAAGCATATCGATGAGGGTAGTGCCTCCGTCCTCGGTCACGGCCTTAGAGCCGCCAGCACGGGGGTCGATGTAACGCTCCCAGATTTCCTCGCCTTGTTCTAGGTCTAGGATAAGTGCCTTGTATTCCGCAAGAGAGCGTCCAGCACCATTACGCTGGGCTGTGCCAGCCTTGCCATCGGGTTCAGCCGCAGGTAAAGCCCACTCACCATCGGACGAATCTGGGAACTCACGATAGACATACATATCTCCAGACTTATCAACTCGCATCCAAAGCATAAACCAATTTCTAGCACCCGCAGGGTCAATGACCATATAGTTTGTGCCTTCCTCTGGAACTTGCTCTGGCTTGACGACATTGACTTCTTGGGTGAATCTAGGGAATTGGCTTCCGCTGATGTTGTCAGCCCATCCGTAGGCTCTGATTTTAATTTCATAAGGTTTCTTTCCTGTCAGCGTCTTCTTTAATTGTTCAAAGGGATTATACGGGTTCAGTTGGCTGTGAAACCACATTACTGCGGCTGGACGGACATGGGACTTCGCCTTGTACGGCATCATGCCACGGGGGACTCCGTTCACATTTATGTTCTCTGGGAGCAACGGAGATGGCTTAGATTCGAGAATCTTAGCACCGCTGACATACTCCTTAACAACGCTACTGTAACCCGTGATTGGAGTGAAAGTGACGATTAACTTACCGCTTCTGGTAACGATACGATATCTCAGCGTCTCAATCCAATCTAAAGGGACTAATTCATCGCACCAGATGAGGTCAACCTCACCGCCTTCGATGACATCCCGCTTCTGAGCGTAGTTCATAAAGAAGCATTGGCTTTTGTTCGGAAGAATGAAGGTGTTGTCGGAGAACCCGTTTTTCTGGGTGTACTGCACATTCTGCACCTTGTTTTTCTTGAGGTCTTTGAACTCAGATGGCAGGTATTTAAAGATGACAGGCTGTTGCATCTGGATACTCGATTGATTCGTGGTATGCAGACACCACACTCTGGCATCCTTCGTGTTGATGAGCGTCTGGACGACTCTCTTAGCCGCCCATTCAGTTTTGGACGCTCGGTTACCACCAAGGATGAGAACTTCGTTGTTCTCCTTTAGCAACTGGTCGGCTTCCTTCCAATGTGGTAGGTCGAACCCGTGCCTATACGGGTCAAGTTTTTCTGCTAGGATTTTGTCTTCTCTTAAGTTGAGAATTTCAGCCACCTTCTCAACGCCCACCTTTTCCGACAGTTTCTTGATATCATCCTCGGTAGGAGTGACCAGAATCGGATGCGGTGTCGGAGAGAAAGCCATATCAGTTCTTGGAAGGGGATGTCATCGTCTTCTTCTGTGTCATCTGAACCTTCCACGGGGTCACTTTTTGCTTTTTGTCTTGTACTTGCACGGCTTACCCTTCTTAGCCCCGTGCTTGTAATTTTCTTTTTCCATCTTCTTGTGCTTTTCTTTGGACATAAATGTTTTAAAATTTTTTTATATTAGTACTTCCCGTTGAACCTCGGGTGTCGCACGACAACCCATCGTGCTCCATCCCATCGTACATCGACAGGCATTCCGATACCGAACTTCACGGACTCACGGCAGAGGACAGAG